AAACTCAAACAAAAAGAAGCAGAACGCATCAAGTTCATCACAAAAAAGAATTAACTTTGTGATGAAACTACTACAGGACAGGGGTGTCCTTTTTTTTGACTTAACACCTAATCTTACTCTTCAACTTCATTAGCATCTCCTTCATATTTTTACTACCACCCTTCGCAATATTCAACTCCTTCTTCATACGGTTCGCTTGTATCGTCTCTGCTGCGTCGTCAAGTTGTCCTCGTCCCGCCATTTCCGCATCATACATATCATTATCGTCACTCTGCGAATCCGCTTCATCCGATTCGCTAATATAATCAGCATCCGGCACAAATCCCATCCGCTTCGATGAACTAAATACACCTATCGGCATCTCCGCACCTTCCTCTATAGGCAACCCCGCACCATAAGGAGCAGTCGGCATACTTTGTAACGCATTCATCATTCCAGACCAATTCCCCCTTTCCTGAAATCCTGGATGAAGGTCCATATTCAAATACTCATCGTCAAGTCCCGCCATATCCGCTGATACAACACCATTTCCACTACCATACACACCATCACCAACACGCGGCGGCATCGGGGGTCCCATCGTATTCGCATCATACGGCACATTCGCAACTCCCGCCCTAATCGCCCTTGTCTCCGCCGCACGAAACTTCCTCTGTGCTACTGCTAATGCCTCGAGTCGCTGTCTGTTTCCCTGTTGCCCCTGTAACGCCGCCTGTGCCGCTACTACCGCCTGTCTATTTCCTTCCAATTCACGGATTAAATTAATATCCGCACGACTCATACCCGCCTCTCTACCTTGTGCTGGTTGCTCCGGTTGAATTGGTAAAGGTGCCGGTCCTGCCGCCTGTATTCCAAGTGCCGCATTATACGCCGCTAAATCCGCTTCATATCTTTCTCGTGCCGATGGTTGTCCTGCCTGAATCCTCCTTATTTCTCGTGTCACATATCCCGCTCTATCCACTATGTCTGGTCTATTTACCCTCATCCACGCAGCAATCGCCCTCGCTGCCGCAAGATTCGCTGCTGCTGCTCCTTGTTGTCCTGCCGCCACCGCCGCCTCTGTCGCAATACGCCGCCGAACCAACGCTTCAGGTACATCAACAGGCGGTTCCGCCGGAGGTGGTGGGGGTGCCTCTCCCGGTTGTGCCGGTTGAACCACCGGTGCCGGTTGTCCCTGCTGCTGTGCGGGTGGTCTCGGAGCATTCGGTCCTACAATCGCTGGAAACGGTGCTGCCGCTGGTTGTCCTGGTGCTACGGGTTGTGCCGGTTGCGGTATATTCACCGGTGGTGAAAAATCAACCGGTCTTAAATCGTGATTGAGTATATTATCGTATGCCTGTAACACCGCACGAAACTCCGGTATTGGGTTCCCTGCCGCGTGAGCGTTTAATATCTGCTCCAAACTCGGTTTCACCGCATCAAACTTCTCTTGTATCGACATCTCCTCTCGTGATGACAATTTACCAGTTCGTCCATACAACCTCACATACGCAGTTGCTCGATTAAACGCTGACAGAAACTCACTTATGCCCTGTGTCAATTTACCCGCTTCCGCCGGTATTGCCATCGCTGAAACCGCCTGCGATAATGATGATGACATCTTATCCAAAAATCCTCCTAATTCATAAGCAGTCTTACGGTCTAATTCATCGGGTCTCAACCACTCCTCCTTGCTCTGCTGGACGAATGGGTAATTCTTCTGATATGCTTTCTGGTTTATACGGGCATCTTCGTTCAAAACCTCCGAAATCTCTCGCGAACGCATCGCCCTATCCGTGTCAGTTCCTCTATGCCGATTCATTTTTATAATCATTATTCTTTATTTGTTTTTATTATTAATTTCTGGTTTATTCATTTCTTGTAAAGTCCATTCTCCTTTATGTATTTTGATGCCTGCCCCAACTTCATACCCTTTTCCGCCATCACTTTCTTCACCAAACTCGAAAATGCGTTTGGAACACCTCGTCGCGTTAATCCTGAACGAACCGCGTTCCCGCCATAAACCGCCTGTAAATTATTGACCTGTGTAAGCGGATGCGAACCTCCCTCCAATACCAACGATGGATTCGCCTTCGCTGACCGTCCTGTTGTATTCTCCATCTGCGTTCCATTCCACATATTTTCTGATGCCTTATCCACTACCGCTGCCGCCATTTTTTGTGCCTTCTTACTATTACCCCGTTCCGCAACAGTCGTTCCCATCGCATTAGCACCCGATATTTCCAATCCATCTCGTTCCTTCGCTCTTGAACCACCAATTCCATCACCACCACCAATTCCTTTACCTACCTCATCCTTTATACTCTGCTTCCAATCATCAATATATTTTTGCGTCAGTAATTTTCCAAACAGTTTCACTTTGCCACCATAACCCGGTGGTAAGTGAGTACCAACATACTCCAGAAGTTTATCACGACTAATCTCCGCGATGTCGGGTAAATTACGCCGTGCTTCTTCCAATATATCCTTCGCCGCCTGCTTCAATCTGTCCTGTGCCTTATCTGCCGACGAGTTTCCTTCCATACTCGTATAACGCTCGTCAGCGTGCCTTCCCAAATCTCTCGGAGTCGTAACATAAACCCCAAGTTCCGCGTCGTAATGTCCTTCGCCCATTTTTGATGGGGCGACTACCGCAGACATCTTCGGCATCACCCCTTTAGCGTTTTTTACAACACGCTTCTTTTTACCACCTATTCCAGAACCAACCGGATTACTCGTCGGCATATTACCATAAGAAACGGAACCAGTCGCCGAGTTCAATTGCTCTACTTCCAACGCCGGACTGAACCCAAGCGAATTAGCAGGTATAGGTTTCGCATCCGCAAATACTCCCGCTCCTTTACTCATTCCAAATCCAGCACCCCCAAGACCTCCGCTCACTCCAGGACGACCTCCAGACATACCAGGACCACCTCCGTAACCAGGACCACCACCACTCACTCCAGGACCACCACCACTCACTCCAGGACCACCACCACTCACTCCAGGACGACCATTTCCATCTGAACCGTTTCCACCCATACCATAACCCAATAACTCCAATACTCCTCCTGCCGCCTCTCCATACGGGTTCCCACTATCTATCAGAGCATCCTTCAAAGGAGTTCCCACCACATCCAGTACGGGTTTTATGTAATCTTCCCAAACACCCTTCACCGTATCATAGGCATCGCTAATTGCCTCTGTGAAATCATCCCAGTTATTATACCACTCACCTCCATAATATCCAGCACCTTCGCCCCCCTTATGAAATAAATCCTCAATAAATCTCATTTCCTCTTCACTTAAATCAGATGGCATATCAGGCATCTTCGTCATCCTTCCAATCTTCTTACTCTCCATCATACGGTTACGACCTCCCCTGAAATCATCAAAGTTGTTATACCACGCACAACCCACCTGCGGTCTTCCACTTCCCGCCATATTTCCAACCTGAACCACCTTGTTCTCCGGATACTTCAATCCACCAGACGCACCTGAACCCTCATCATAATAATCCTCCACTCCCGCTCGCGGCACTTCTCGAAACGGCATCGTGGTTCCAACCATCGCGTATGACTGACCCCCACTCGCTCCGCGTCCCTGTAATTTATTTGACACAAAACCAATCGGAGTTGAATCCCATAAATCATCAAAAAAACCACGACCAAACTGATTCCGCTCCCCTTCCATCCGATATTCCCGCTCCGCACGAGACAACGCTCGTGGATGATTATGTGCCGCACCCATCACATCGTTATATTGCGTGGATAGTCCAGAATCAGAACCATACCCCCTGCCAACAAAATTGGCGGGGGCGTGCCTCGCAGCACGATAATTAATCGCATCCACCGCAGAACTTATCCTTCGATTATATGCCGTATCCATTCGCCGAGAGATTGTTTATATTATCATATGATTTTTATTTTTATGTTATAATTATAAGTTATAGCATAAACACCATCGTTATTTTAGTTTTCGCGGGGTTTTTAGCACCTCGAAGCAAGTTTCATCCGACCACCCTCACCTTTTCCCAGAGCAGACTTCGCAGCAGACACCGCATCCATTATCGCCTCTTGTGCCTTCGGAGCAACATCAGCAACACTCGTGACTGCGGATGACTCGACACCTCCAACCAGACGCAGATTACGCTCACTCACAGGTTTCATTTCAGAAGCAGCAAGAACATCGCTCTTCGTAAGAATACCCGTGTAAGTAGAACTGACACCCTGCGAGGTAATAAACAAACCAGAATTAACGCACATCAAACAAATCTCAACCTGACCTGCCGCTGTGGTGTCGTAATTTTGAATCGTCAAATTAAACTGTAAATTGAACGAACCCAAACTACCCGCCGCATAAAACTCCTCTACGATAGGGATGTCCTGACCGAAACGGAGTGCCAAAATAGAACCAGAAGTCAGTACTGTCTGTCCCAGAGAATTATAAGAAGCACCAACAACTGTAGCAGGAGGAAGATACTTGTTCGCAGTACCCTTAAACTCCAACCAAGTCTGATTTGTGGTTTTAGCAGACATACGAAACAAAGTCTCCTGTGTAGCATTCGCCAACAGACCAGACTGGTTATTCCAGTTGATAGAAACAGCAGTAATGGGGTAAAAACAATCAGCATCACGCGAAGTCTGTTGCGACATCGGTTTTCTGGCAACGATACACAACATATCTGGAACCTGATTTAACTGAATGTTATTGCTGGAAAAGACCGCAGTAGTAGGCACCAACTCATTCGCATTCGACACAGCAGCAGCAGCAATCGTGTTAGTAAAAGTTGTCAAATAACGCGGGAAATCAACATAATCCACAACATTCTTCGAGGGAAGAATCTGCGAAGGATGAGGGGTAAGCATCTGAAAATGAAGTTCTGAACCCGCCACCGCACTAATCGCAACGGAATAGTTGGCAATCGCGGCAGCAGACGCACCACAACGCCACACACGGGCAGCGTTGGCAGAGATATTAAAAATGAAGTTCAAGTTACTCACACCATATATACCCATCTGGTTCGCCGAGAGATTGGCAAAATGGAAAGGAGACAAAAATAGAGGTTCATAAGAAGTAAAGGTCACCTGAACGACACGAGCAGTTCCATCACCGATAGTCTGCTGATTCTTGAAATTAGCACCACCAGCAGGGGCAGGAGTAGTCTGAAGAATGCTGTCGATGGTATAAGAACCACGAGATAAAAGAGAATTATCGGCAGTTTGACTCCAAGCACCGTTGCTGTTGTTGTTGCTTCCAATCTGGTCACTATAGTTTCTATAGGTGTCTGGTGCCAGAGGGCAAATACCATTCCAACGAGACAACGCACGGTCATCACCATACATACGAAGCAACTGGGGCAACACATCACGGATATTCACCGAAACGCTGTTGTTATTCACCTGAACCTGAAGAGTCGTGGCGGACATATGAAGGGGCAGAGGAGCAAGAGCATCACGCATACCCAAATCAACGAGATAATTTCCTGCGGCAGGAGTTCCACTAATCGTCAGAGTATAAGTGGATTTCCACACGACATTACGGTCAAGAATAGTAACTTCAGAGGGAGTCTGAATTGAAAATGTCTGCGATGAGTTAGACTGCGAAGTAGAAGGGTAAATCTGGGTCGTGACATTCTGACCTGACTTCACAACACCAAAAGGAAGTGAATCAGTCACACGCATACGGGCATCTTCCACGAGGACTTTACGAAAATCTGCGGACGACATCTTGATACTGGTTTTATGTTAATTATATATAATTTGTTTTTATATATAATTTCGCTGTTAATCATTCCTTTTATTCTTTGTTGTCGAGAGATTTTCGTTCCAAAGAAAGTAATCTAATCGTTCTAATCGATAGTTGCGTTGTAGAAGTCTTTCCGGCGGAACAGTATCTTAATGCTCGCAGCACATCCCGCCGCCAATAAGAATCGGTGAAGACCACTAAACTTATCCTTCCAAAACACCGACACCTCTATCGCATTTACCGGCGTTGTTCCACGCAA